GCTATATGGTCCCCGGCTCGTCGCATCTGCATTAACATCAACGTATTCTCTCTCAGTCGCTTCTTATTCTTAATCGCTATAACATCACCAAGTCTTCCAACACCTACGTGCATAGCCCCACCAAGAAGAGCGCCAAAACCTAAAGCCATAGCTGATTCACGCAAGCCGTAGTTTGCCTGCTCCTGAATATGAGGGATGACAACCAGGGGTTCGACCATTGCCATGCCGACGGCTCCCTCAATCGCACCCTTCATGAAGCGTGCTTTCCATAAGGAGCCTCCAGCTGCTGCTGTCATCTTAGCAAATCTAGCTTCACTAACTATCGGGATGAACATACTGGCCACATTCACTGGGTCTATCATCTGAGAAACCATCTGAGTTCCAAGACCTAAGGCAGCTCTCCCAATATTGGTTCTACCTGTCTGCAATAGAAATTCACGGTCTAGTTCTTTCTGCTTCCTATCAAATAAAATCTTAGCTGTTAGTTCTGGTATAGGCTCATCAAAGGTTAAGGCGCCGTCTAGGCCATACTTCTCAGTTGCCTCTTCAGCTGAAATCTTATCTCGCCTTGGCGCTCCCCAGAACCTCTCAGAAAAATCGAACCTAGAGAAGGTTAATTCTGCTTGTCTCCCCACAGCTGCAGTTGGAAGCATGTCTACTCCTGCCTCTAAGTTAGCGTTGAAGAAATCACCTAATCCTGGGTCAGGTATCTGAGGTTTAAAGTTAGGATTATCTGGCTCTTGTGTAAAGAAACTCATGGACCAAACCTCAGGTTACTAGCTGGATTTTCTTGTTTCTCAAATGCGTCATATGATTCAATGACCTGCTCGAAGGATAAGGAAATAGCTCTGCCATCTTTATCATAAACTCTTTGAGCTGTTCCAGTATCTCCTGGTGCATAAAGTTGGACCCCATTATTATCTGGTCTTGTGGCCCAGAAGGCCTTATCAGTTAAGAAGTCTTCTGGGTCTGTTTTCTTAGGAAGATTCAATCTTTCTACATCTAAACTCTTCGGATTAATGCCTGGAAACTTAACTGTTTGCCTTTTATACCAAGGCAGTTTTCCTTGGCCTATAAACATATCAAGTCCTCGGCGTATCTTAAACAGCTCGTCATCACTATATACCGAACTTATCCCATCCTTCGTTTGGTATTTTTTCCTTATAGCATAGGTATGCTCACCAGATTCTCCGAAACCAAACTCCTCTCCAATAATCGCCTCAACTGCAATTGCTGCAGCCTTACGAGGCTTCTCTCCTCTAGCGACAAGAGACACAGCAAACTTCTCAGCAGCAGTCGCAAAGTCACTAGCATACTGTTGGCGATCTTCAGATATGCTTGTTGATAGTAATGAAAACTGAAAATCATTCAAATCAGACAGGGATTCGAGCTCATCTCGAATATCAGTGAGGTCATCAGTGGATAATGTATAATCAGCAGTCGGTGTACGAGAAGCCTGAATAAAGTCAGCAACCCATGGCTTATCTAAGTGAAGGGCGGCAATTTGTATAGATGTGTCAACCTTCTGTGAATCAGGTAAACGAGAGACATCCCCTATGACACGGGGAAAGAACTCTCCATATTGTAGTCTAGCTGAATTTAACCTGTTTATTACGTCAGCGGGTTGAGCATAATTCAAAGTATTCGCTAGGTTAATAGCATCAGCTACTGGCATGCTTCTCTGTAACCCAGCTTGAACTCCCATCGACGCTTGAATCTCATGAGACCTGCGTATTATCTCTGGTAACATAACTGCCTGAGTCTCTGGGTCTTTATCAGCAAAAGTCTCAGCAAGTGATTTCATCACTGGGTCTTGTTGTGAATATGTAAACGGATCGTTATCAAGCATCTTCACTTGAGAAGCTGCTTTTCTATTTAGATCAGCAAGAACAGAAGCTTTTAAAGCAAAGTCATTATCATTCTTTTTAGGTGCCGCCGCAGATAGAACAGCTGCAATTTCAGATTTAGAAGCCCCCTCCATAGCAGACTTGCCACTATAGTAAAGTTGTGCTCCTTTAATAGCAACCGCTGCATCATGCCCAGCGCCCTTAGAAGTGGCAGATGTATATACCTCCATATTGAATATCGGATTAGCTTCTCCAGTTTGTTCTATCTGAGAAATATTATCTTTAAGCATCTTCACTTGCTGAGCCCTGAATAAACCATCACTAGTTTTCTTAGCAGAACGTATCTTATTCTCAATAACTGTACGTCTATTTAATGGAACAGACTTAGCATTATCTAATATCTGCTTTGCTGCAACTGGGTCTGTACCAGCTAAATGCTCAGCAAGTCCTGGAGCAAGGTTATCGATACTCTCATTAAACGAATTAGCAATACTAGCATCTATCTTTCCTATCGCTCTAGCAGCTTTAATGGTTAAGAACAGTTGTTCTTGCTGCTCTTTTAAATCAGCTGCCGGATTACTACTAGCTGCTAACACGTCTTGAGCATTTAACATCAAAGAATTAAGTTGCGTAACATTTATCTGAGACTGAGTTCTAGCCTCTATGTTTAACCCCTGTCCCAAGATTCGAACATTCAGATTATTCAAATTGGTCAATAATGAATTCTTCGCTCTCTCTGAAGGAGCGGCATCTAACATAGCATCAGAATATTTCTTATAGTCAGTCTCAATCCGATCAGGAAGTCCTGGCGTAGGATTAGATGATTCCTTATTCATCGTCTCAAGCCAGTCTTTTTGAGCTTGGGTCGTCTGCTGCTCTACCCATAAACCATTATTATAATCATCACGACGTTTCGTTACACTGGCTAACTTATTAAGGGCCCCAGCAAACATCTGTCCCTCTGTTTCGCCAAAAGAAGGGGCAACGTGTCCAACTACAGGAGAACGTCTAGCAATTGAAATTGGATTTCCGATCTTAACAGAAGACTGTCCTGATCGTGGCCGTGTCTCTATTCCCTGTTTCGCTAATATGGTTGGTATTTTTGCCATTATCTCCCCAAAATGTCTCCTGCAAAATTAAGTGCTCCTGCTCCAGCACGATAATAACTTTTATCTCTCGCTGCTTTTCCTTCAGCTCTGACAAGGCTTGCTCTTGACTGCCCCTCTAAAAGGTAACCTTTTGCCTTAGTTCTACCAGACCAAAGAATCATATCTGCCTCGTGCTCTGCTATAGTAAGACCAGTAGTCCCTCGATATGTATACATATCTGCCTGGCTCTCAAAGTTTCTTGCCTCAACTTCCCCAACATATTTAGTCGCCAGTATATCAAGCTCTCCCTGTAAGGCTGAATCATATAAAACGTCCTGAGCAGTACCCTCAAGAGTAATTCCTGCTTTCGCGAATGAAGCAACAGCAGCTCCAGTGACTCTCCTATTATGCTGCTCTATTCTATCTGATGCATATGCTGCAGCCTCTCTAGACCTAGCAGCATTATTATTAGCCACAATCGCATTATTATTCATTATGGAAGCATCATACGTCGCTTGTGATTTTGTCAAAGCAGCGTTATAAGAGGCCTCCTCTTTAGCAGCGTCTGCATTAAAACGAGCCGCAATCATTATATCCCTGGCCGACCGGTCAGCAGATTTTTTAGCGGAACTTCCACCACTTAAAGTCCCAAAAATTGATGCTGCTGTCCCAGCTGCTTGAAATGCTAGCCATAATGGAACTGCCATATTTTACCTCTGGTTTACTGAAAATTCTGGCATTAACGCCAAGACTGTTAATGGATAAGCTTGTTCCTGCACAATGTAATATTGTCCCGATAACTCATACTCTCCCTCAAACTCTACCACTTGATCACCTGTAAATAGTGGTGGAGACACATTCATCTCATCATTGGATTCTCTAAAAGAAACCTGTATTAACTCATCTAATGTATTACCATGTTTAAATCCAAGAGAGTTAACTAGTCTAAGGGACAAGGTATCTATTCTCTTTATCTTTCCCTGCGCTGTTCCCTCATCTCCACCACCTTCTAAAGGCAAAGTTCTAAGAACAGAGGTATAAGGTAACCCAACGTGAACAACGCTGTATAGGGCATCAGTAGTCACCTCGCCGCTTGTAACTGTCTCATTTGGTAATACAGACCCATCAGCAACAATAGCAACTTCCTCACCTTCCAAGTGGTCCAATCCAGAAAATGTATCAGCAGGAGCCCCGTCGTAAGACAAGCCAGAATCAACAAAGAACATATCATCCTTGTCAGTCGGAGAAACAGGGGTAAAGTTGGACTCCAGGAGCTCGACGTATCTCACTGTCGCGCCATCAACAGTTCTAGCCACTACCATATAAAGTGTATTTCCAGTAGAACTAGGAACAACAGATATAGACTCAACCGCTACGTCCTCGCCACCGAGTATGTGACGATGCCAGGCGAATACCTCCTGCTCTTTAACGTAAGTCAAGCAAGCTAGTTGCCCATCTGAGAGAGCAAACCATAACAAACTATCAGGCTCTTCCTGATACGACATGTCCACCGCACCATTATGGTCACGAAGAATGTGCTCACTTATTATAGTCAGGTCAGTCGTCACAAAAGAATCTGCATCAAAACTATATCCAAGTTCTCTTGCCTTACCAGAAGCTCTCTGTATAAACAAAACAGAATTACCAATCTTCTCTGGGTTATTTAATGCAGACCCATGAGCAGTCTGCTGAGCTAAGCTAATATTCGTTGGTGTTATAGGTTGGGCTGTAGCTGATGCTCTCACTACCCACTCACCCCCAATCGTTCCTATTGTAAGAACCTGAGTCGACCTCAACCACAGAATCGCATTAACCTTATTCGACCCCATAGTATAGGTAAGACCACTATCATCCAAGACAGAAGAATCAGGCTCTGTCGGAGAAAAATTCTCGTAGTCAGATGATCTACTCATCCAAATTGTTTGGGGCTCTGTTACCGTACCAGCGAATACGAGCCTCTGCTCATGAAATGTTACAGCAGAGGGCCAACCTGTAGTCTCTCCCCAGGCTCCCAATCTCCACAGTTTCGACTTATTATCGTTCTTAAATGCTGTAGGGTCATCACGCTTTAAAGGAATCGGAACCTTAATGGCTACAACAACTTGTGTCGCTGAGGTGTATGTAGTTATTGTCCCCCAAATCTGATCGCCACCAAGATTCATTCGAAAATGTCGATCAACGTCTGTTGAGACAAACTCGTTAGTAGTCGATTTAAGAACACCTGTAATAGTTCTGTCCTGAGTAGAAAGAACTCCTGTTGTCGCCACCATGGTCAAGGCGGCATTCGCTGTTACTGCATCCCTTGTCGCACCGTCATAAGCAGTGATTAAGTGCCATTTAGGGCCTCCACCATAAACAACTCTTATATAAGCCCCAACAACTCTTCTGGTAAATACATCATGAGTCACAGTTAAGGTAGGAGCTGCATAACCGACTGTAGTTGCTTCCTGGTCAAGCTCATCTACAATATTTTCTTTAGGTTCTATCAGAAGTTCAGTCCCACTAACATATGCAATAACTAAGCCAAGAGTTGGTATTCCGTCTTTATTATACTCGATATACTTACCAACATCTCCAACCACAAATTCGCTTACTGAATTTATAATCGTCTCCCTATCGACTATTGTAGATAACTGAAACTCAGTGTCCGTCTTATTGATCGGTAAATATGGACCATCAGTCGTTTCATATAAGCTTATAGTCCATGCTGTATGGCTGGTTCTAGAAATCTTGCGAGTTTGATAGTCAGGATGAGAGACATAAAGAATATCAGCTGACTGAGTAAATGAAAGAGCAGCCGTCTCTGTCTCATCCCAAGGAGTAACGACCTCGACGGGTGTACTTGGAGCAGATTCCACAATACCTCCGTCCATATATACACGCATGTAGCTATCACCGAATTCAAGACTGTAAGCCTGAATATCAGAAAACTCAAAGGGGATAAGTCTAGTATAGTCATCGGAATTTTTTACCTCATTTACGAAACGTGAACCACTTCTCCTATACGCCCCACCTTGTGGGCGCACTATAAAATTCTCCATTATTGCAGCACCATTAGCGTAACGAGATAAATCAACACGGCCATTAATCTGTGGAGAAACCTCGCCAGCTGTGAAGTTTGTCTGTATTGTAGAAACTTTACCCATTACCTACCTGACCTATCTAAACGGCCACTCCCAAATCTTGAATCAATAAACTCATTAGCTTGAACCTCTCCTGGAGGGTCTTCTTTAGCGTCAACAGATTTTGCTCTTCTTAGTAACATCTCAAAATCTTGGAAAATATCATTCTTAAGTGTACGAGATGCAGTTAACGGAAAACAAATATCCCAAGCTAAATAAGCAGCGATTGCCTCAGCCGTCATTGAATCAATTAACTGAATCTGATCTCGCATATCCATACAATAACGAATTTCTATTGTCTCATTATCTGTATAGACACTTCTGCCCTCAATACGATAATCATCCTGAATTTTGGGATTAATCTCAAGAACTCGGAGACAGTCAGAGGGAAGAGGATGTACATACTCGAAACCAAAGGCTGGAGTTAAATTGGCCAGGGGTGAGGTGACAACCCGATTGGTCGCGCAGTTAAAAACGTGCATTCTGATTACTGTCTCTATAACAGCGTAAATACGGTTCTTTACTAATTTAGCCCTCTTATTATCATCGTCAAGTGACATGATAGGAAGAGAGCCAAGCTTTGTAAGTGCGGAATTTGCGATGTCCGTAATCGTCATTTTAACCTCTTTGAAAAGCTCCGGAGGTGTTTGGCCTCCGGAGCTAAATCAATCTGAATCAACTTTAGTCGACCACGTATTCTACGTGTCCAACCAAATCTTTCTCTGCAGCCCAGGCAGCTGTCTCGGCTGTGAGAACGAGATAGATTTCCTTCAACGTCTCATAACCGTAGTTACGAGCAATCGTATCAGCGAAGGTCAGGTTAAACGCAGATGAAACATCACCAGCGGCCAGGAACAGATCATCATCATCTGCCACTGTTGCACCGACAGTATCATCAATCAAGCCGCTTCCATCAGCACCAGCAGCACCAATATCAACAGCCGCGGTTCCACCCATGGCTTCACCTTTAATCACCCCACCCATGACACGGGCGCCCTTAGGAAGCTTACAAGCAAACACTGTCTCACCGTCAGCAAGACCATCAGTCTCAACTGTTTCATAGGAGAAACGTGCTATGCGGATTCTTCCCTGAAGCTGATTAGGCTTCAGTTTTTCATTTCCCGCTGCTCTGACCAAGGCCAGCTCAACAGAATAATATGTAGCAGTTATAGCTGCCATGATATACCTCCTTCTTAGTATGTCGCATTATTAGTTATCGCTGTTGTTATATTCAACATATTCGTGATAGTAGCCCCATCCAACGAACCTAATATTTCTATCAGGTCTGCCGTACTCGGATAAGTGTCCGCAACAATAACCGTGAATATCACAGTATTGTTAGTACTATCTGCCACTGTCGCACCATCATACAGTCCCATGGCTGTAACCACGCTAGCTACATTACTATAGGTGTCAGCCGCCGCAGTCTCCATCGCAGTGATGGCGTCATTGGTTGATACCCATGTAGGCACAACAGCCGCAGCCGAATATACCTGCAATGCGGCAGTATTATTAGATGCTGTTACAGCAGCAGCCGCCGTGTAGGCAGCCAGTGCATCAGACACACTAACAGTGGTTATCCGCTTTATCTCACCACGGAAGTAATCAGAGTACGTACTATGACGTAACCCTGGGTACTTATTAACGATAACTTGATGCTCCTCTGCGAAAGAAGCACCTGAGATCAGCAGGCATACAAGTATAGCTTTTAGCTTATTCATAGCCACTCCTTTCAGAAGCAATCGTTATACGGACTCGTCACAGAGAATTTCTACCACCTTCTCTTCCCACATACGTGTCGCACCGAATGAACCGGCTGCATATACCTGGATAGAGTTCCGCTTATCCCTTCTAGGGCCTACATCAGTATTTATGTCGTCGGCCATACCAACCTGGATAGCGGACTGCGGGTAAAACAAGCATGACCTGTTATTACCGGACTTAGACAAGAGTTGCGTCCTCTTGAATTTGAACCCCATAAAGGAATTCACTTTACCATCAACAAGTGCCTTGACAGTATTATAGTCCGCCGATGTGACCTCAGTCGTCTGAAGCAGAGACTGAAGCTGTGACGCCGTCACAATGCCCCACATAGTCTCATCAGACTCATCATCCACAGCTTCGTTGCTCTGGAATAAGAACTGAGCATAGCGCAATTTACCAATAGTCAAATTGGAATTTACATCCGCACCCACATCGTTATAGTCAACAGCAATCTGCTGTGTAGCTGTCGGGAACGTAACAGCTGTCTGACCATTTTTACCTGCATAAGCAGTACCAGTGGCAGCCTCGATGATTACCTCATCAAGTGAACGACCAAGAGCATATACAGCATTTCTTGTATATGACGCGGTCGGGTCGGCCAACATACGAATCTTATCGCGTTTATCGATCAAGTCGGCCCAATCAAAATCACGTGTAGCAACACGTCTACGCGTATGAGGCGTAGAAATGAGTGGGGTATCGCCATGCCGATTGGTTACTTCTTCAGCAGCCACTTCGCCGATACGATCATAATAATCATACTCAGAGTTCTGCGATTCAACCATTACAGTCTCGCGCAACCTCGAACCCCTCTGCTGAAACATGATCTCCACATTACTGTGGTAGGCGTTGACGTAAGCTGTATCAACTTCGAATGACATAATCATCCTCCAATCTTGTTTACTTAAACAGTGTTAGGCTACCCCACCTAGGACCTAGATTAACTGCTGGACCAGAACGGCTCCCCAGCAAATTATGGTTATATCATACCATGCATAAAATCATTTGTACACGGGATAATTAACTTTTCTTTTCTTTCGGAGCTGCTTGCTGGTGAAGTGTCAACCACTTAGCAGCTGCCTCCTTATGGCCTTGCTCATTTTTATTAAGCAGCTTCTTCTGAAACTCAGTATCTAACTTAAGAGTTTCGATCTCTGCTTTTGCTCCGTCTATACCCTTAAGTACAAGACCAGGACCTTTACCATCAGATGTATCATCAAGCATCGCCTCACCGATGGCAACAAGAAGTTTTATTGCGCCAGGGTTGTCTCCAAGTCCTGATGCTTGAAGTTCTTCAAGCAATCCCTCACTTCCGAACTGGTTGATAACCTCATTTGCGATAGTGATCTTACTATCGTAATCCTCCTTAAACTCTGATTTCAAGGTTGCCTCAGCATCAGTGTGCTTAGTCAAACGAGCTGCTGCATGAGCATCTACCTGCTCTTTAAGCATACCAGTAACAAAATCAGTCACTCCCTTAGCTTGCTTAGTAGAGAGACCAGCATCATGTATGCTCTTAAACATACTCTTAATAACCTCTTTAGGCATATTAATTGCCTTGATAACATCATCGCCGATCTTCACATAATCATCTGCAGTCTCAGGACGGCCCAGTGCTTTGAAGAATTCAGCTTTCTCCTCATCAGTAGAATTCTCATTAACAAGAGCAATTTTATCTTTACCAATCATCTTTTGGGCGTTGATAAAACTTCTTGCAAGGGTCTCTGCATCTTTAATCCCGGCGGCAGTAATCGAAGGATTAATCCTGATGTCTTCAGGTAACGAAGCCAGGAAATCAACTGGTGCCGGATCAGCAGGAGCTGGGTCGGCGGGTGCCGGATCAGCAGGAGCTGGGTCGGCGGGTGCTGGATCAGCAGGAGCTCCTGGGTCATCCGCGTATAGAGCCATCATTCCGAGAAACGGAAACATCCACTTCATTATACCAAACATGTTCAATAGATTATGCATCTGCCTACCTCCTAGTCGCCTGTTGCAAGTTCGTTAATAAGACTGGCGTGGTCTTTATTAACATATTTTAGTATTGAGAGGGCTAAACGCCTTTCACCCTCTCGCAACGCTGATAAATGTGAATCACCCACTACGTGAGTGCTATCAAATACGTGGCCTCTTTTACATATATGCCGCAAGACCTCACGACCTTCAGGTCCATCAAATACACTCTGATACACTTCGTGCATTTTTAAAATATCAAGTTTCTCGGTAACCTTGCCTATCAAAACGCCCCGCCCTTCTCATTGGCTATCGCCAAGTCCTTAGTTGCTGCTGCTCCCTCTTTAGCAAGTAGCATTTGCTGCTGCTGCTCTTCATCCTCTTTCCTCTTAGTCCTTAAAGCAGATATCTCATCTGGTGACCTTAATATAGAAATAGGAACATCAGTTATATCAGCAAGCTCTGCGACTGCCCCATCAACGTCAATAGCATCTACCGCCTCAGGATTAATCTGCGATACCTGAGTTACACCAGTTAAGAACTGCTGGATAGATACTCCCTTTTCAGATTTCTGCGCTTTAGCTGCTGGGGATGTATAACTTAAAGCAAGTGTACGGGCTAGTAACGACTCAGGTGGTCTTGGAATTCTACCAACCTTCGACAAGATATGATAACTTCTTGCAATCATCGGACCAATTAACTCTGTCTGAGAGCGGCCAAGCATCGGCGCCATTTGTCTCAACATCTCACTACGATCATCGCTGATCTCAAGGGTTGTTTGACGCTCGCGCTTCTTCTCTCGTATTATCCAGTCAACGAAGAATGATCGAGTTATGCGGTCTGCTTTTCTAGCAATCATCTTCTCACCAATATCGAATCGTCCCTTAGTTTCGAGAGGAATAATCTTATCATCTATTCCTGACTCGTAATAAGAAACACTACCAGGAGCCGTATTAAGGGGCAATATAAAACCGTCATCTGGAGCTAACAACGGAGGGTCAACCATTTTCTGCGCCGCCTTAATCAAGGTCTTATCCATCGTATTCAGCATCTTAATGTCTGGAAGACATGTCATGGCCGGGGATCGACCATAGTCCTCACCTGCTAGTTTACTCCAACGAGGAACGTGATACGGGAACATATCAAATCCTGATTCATCAACCTTTTCTTTAAAGTCAAGACTAATCCAAGTTGAGGCCCATGGTTTATTAACCTTAGTAAATTTCTTGAAATCACGATCGGTTCTTGGGTAGACAGCCTGAAGGAGCTTATATTTACGTGCATTCTTTTTATCTTTCTCTATAGCCGATTTCAATTTCTCAGGAAGATTATCACGACCGAACCTCTGGTCTATCTGTCGGCCATACCAAAGAATCTGGCGATACATTGTATCTACCATCCCTTGATCATTCTCCATCAACCGGCAATCAGCCATCGGAAATACTCTAAAGAATATATGCCCCTTCTTTCTATTATAGTCTTGGTAAACGACACTTGTCCCCATACTGCATATATCCAAGAAGTTCTCACTCATCGTCGAACTAAAATTAACCTCAGGTCGACTATACTCTTTATATATAATCTCTGACACAGCGTTCAACCAGGCCTTCTCCTCAAAAGTTAATGGGTCAGTATCTTCAACAGTAATATTGAACCAACGACTTGAGGGTGGAGTTAAGAATCCCTGAAGAGCTGCAGCAAGTTGCTCAAGAGCCCAGATAGCCGTACCATCATAAACGCTATCAGCCATATACTCACCTTGCATCGTGGTGCCATAAATGTCTTTAGCATTAATACGTACAAGGTCTTTTATATCCTGCCACTGTTGTTTAAATCCAGAGGCCTGATTATCGAGCTCATTTAGCTTAGCAAGTAATCCAGAAACTGTTGGGTCAATTACCATATTATCCACCTAAAATTGTACCAGGAGCTTTATCCCCGGAGGCTGTTCCTAAAAGTTTCTTCCTTCGGACTGCACCTGTCGATCCCCGGCCCCCGGTTAATATAGTCGACTTACGTCCTTTCTTCTTAAGTATCTTACGAAAGTCCCTTAGAATTGTTTGTCCACCTATAGGAGTAGGGGGTGGGGCTACTGGTGCTGGAGCTGCTTTCTGCTGGCCAAGAATCGTGGGGGCTTTTTCAGGCCTAGAGAGAATATGGCTTGCAATATTATCAAATGTACGTTGGTCCCATAATCTCCCCCCAGCTGCCTCTTCCTGCTTCTGCAGCCTACGCAATTCTTTTAATCCTTCTTTCGATTCACTCTCACTTAATCCTTTATCCCTGAAGCCGGACCGTATATTGCCTGGGTCTTGATTAAACGCCATAGTTTTCTCCTACTGTTTAAAACTCATTTAAGTATTTAATCATATCTGTAAAACTATGTAAATATAATAGTTGTCTGTAATTACCTAATAATTTAACGCCGAGCCAGGGGGTCATAATTCATTCCGACTGATTTTGGTAGTTTATCCTTTGGCGACTTCTTGCGTTTCTTCTTGCCCATACAATATATACGTAGTTGGTCACACCCGTGACTCGTCCAATCGTGAAACGGATTATTCAGATAACATTTCTTTTTCTCATCGTATTCTTTCCGATATTGTCTCAAACATTCAACAAGACGCATCGGACCTCCGCCCTCCTCAAGGGCGCGTGATCGATCACTGAAGTAAAAGAATGGAAGCATATTTCTGACAGCCTCAATACCATCGTCAACGTCATGCTTCTTAACGACTTTAAACTTGATGCCATGTTCCTTAAACGTCTCTCTACGAGATTTACCTGTCCCTATCTCTCTCACCTCAATATCATGCGGCGCATAGTGTATGCCATAGTCGTATTCTCTACGATGGCCTGAATTCAGAACCTTAGCATAGTGGGCTGCTCCCTCCCCTGACATCTCATAATAATCGATACATCGTTGCTCAAATCCATATTCTTGATAGAACCCGATAGCCATTGAATCGCGTATGCCAAGGTCCCATGCCGTATGTACTTTAAGTAGGGGATCGTGAGGCACGGTGCAAATACGTTCTTCCTCTTGTAGCCGCATCATTTGCTTGCCATAGTATGCGCCAACGACCGGTGCATCGAATGAACAGTAGAATTCCTGCTGTATCGTTTCCTCAGGCATATTGGCTTCACGTTCCTCTTGGATAATCTCATCTGAAATAACTGGGCTTCCATCCGGTCTCTTGGTGCCGTTATCTCCGGCTATCAGGACTGAGCTAAACCACTTCTTGTTCTTCTTCGCCATCTCAATGAGGTCGTATCCATGGTTCCTGCCACGTGCTGTATATATAAAGAAGGCCCACCCATCATTTTCAGCGAGGATCGGTCGAATATAATCCCATGCTGCGGGATCGTGAAGCGCGTATTCTGAAAAGACGCATCCTATTGGGTTCGTTCCTACAAGCTTGTCGACATCGTCCGTCCCGACAACTTGATAAATCGAACCGAAGGTCGTCTCGATGAGCATGTCCGTGTCGTTCTTCCTCTTGCGTATTCCTTCTGGTATGTGGTCCAGGAACCGCCGACCGTCCTTCGTGAACCCGTTCCATACGATTTTCCTCCCTTGGTTATATGTTGGAAGTAGATGCCAATACAGACCTTTCCTCTGCATCATCTGCGTCGCAATCATGTTGATTGCCATCAGATCTTTCCCCGCACGACGGTGCCACACGCAACACGCTCTTGCTCGTCGGGGGGTCGTTTCAAAGTAATCCCAAGTTGGGCGCTGATACATTCTCGGCGCCCAGTTATGGGGTATACTTATTCCGGTTTCTTCAACGTCTGACACTACTTACCTGCCTCCTCTTCAGCTTGTCGTGCTTGTAGTGTCTCCAGCTTCGTTGGAAACTTCTGAGGCTGGCTCTCCGTCTTCGTCTTCAGGGTTCTCGTCTCCGTCGACTTGGTCCCCAGTTTCGTCGTCCTGCCCAACAGGGTTCGTTTTCTCAGACTCACGTTGTTTCTCCTCTATTCTTGCGATGAGTATGTCCTTGTTCCCCTGCTTCGAAATCTCTAAATTTTCACAGAGGTCTCTTAGCGATTCTACAGTCATCTCATCAAGTTTCAACTCACCTTGCTCATCTACTGCGTTACCTATTACTGGTCTTATCATATCGTCACTTAGCTCCATCTCTATAGGGTTACCGGCGAATTTTTGAACGTTGACAGTCACATTCGCCTTTATGTCTGCCTGTACATCTACTGATCTTAATTTCGGTGCCATATACCCGGCTATCTCTTTATGTATGCCGATTATATCCTTAACATCAAGAAATTGCTTTATAGTCTTAACCTCATCGGTCCCCTCAACAGGAATCTTAACGTCTATGCTCCCGTTCCTCGCGGCATCAATCATAAATACGATGGGGTCGTAATCCATCCCCTTACATATTTCGGCTATACGCGCACGTGCCGCTTTAGGTGAGGACCCGAATCCTAGCCTAAGCATCTTGTCGCGTAGTGTACGGTCCCTGGATTTCGATAAAGCTTCCTCGTTCGCCATAGTGAGAATAAAGTACTATATATAACACTATTTGTACACGGAATAATTATATAAGTTTCATAGGCGTAGAAATGTTGTTAGATAAAACCCTGGTCCAAGTGCCTGAAAGATATTGGGGTATTGAGTGTTGTATCACCAATTGTATTAGCATAAGCCCTTGATAGTCAACCACTTAGATCATTTATTGCGGTTATTGGCATTCTAGAAATCTATATGAATGAAATATTTTAAAAAAGTGCTAATATACTCAATAAATCTCCTAAGTCATTGCAAGAGAATAACTTATACTAATACAATTAACAATACTCCCACAATAAACGGGACCAGGAGGGGCCTAATAGTCAATCCTAGTATAGACTAAATTGATATTGCCGATGAAACTGGGCCAGGGGTGTGGTATAAACGGAGGATAATGGTGATATGTGACAACATCTGTTAGTATATAGAATGCCC